CTGGTCGGCGGGATCATTGACCGCGGCGGCGATCGCGTTCGCCAGATCGACCCCGGCGGCGGCGAAAGCATCCGTATCTGTGCTCACAACCGGGTCACCAGATTGGCAACATTCGCCGAGGCGTTCATAACCGAGGTCCGCAATGTCGTGGCGCCCGCCAGAGCGCTTTGGACGGTCGATAGCGGGTTAAGCATCCGCGATAGGTTGCCGGTTGCATAGCGCCCGAAATAGCCTGCTAGGCCGCGGACGGACCCCATTATGCGCGAGGCGTCGTTGACGGTCGCCTTTGCCATATCGAGGAACCCGCCGATTTGCGCGGCGGCGGCGGGAATGACCGGGATCGGCGTTAGCACCATACTTAGATCGCCCGCGACGGCGGAATTGAGCTTTTCGGTTGCGCTGATAACCCAATTCCCGGGCGCGTTGCCGATTGTCGGGTATTGAACTTCGCCCGCGACAATGAAGCTAAGCGCGACCTCGATATAGCGCCCGCGCTCGCGCCGATCCGATACCGCAAAATCGAGTAAGACGCATTGGAGCGCGCCGAACGTCGGATGTACCAGCGTCCCGGGCCCGGGCTTTTCGCATTGGGCGACGAGAGCGTTGCGTTGCTGGTAAACGTCGTCGCCCGTTAGATAGGCCTGTATCGCAAACCGCCGCGGGAGCTTGCCCAAATCCTCAACCCATGCCGTATCACGATAGGGGTATTCATGAACCGCGGTTCGCCGACCCGCCCGGGTTTCGCCCGCGTCGAGGACGAACGGAACCCCACGCCAACTCCCGGGCTGTAATTGTTGCCACCATTCGGCGGACCCCCAGGTTGCCCCGGGCGCCCCTTGCAGGAACGGCGGGACAAAGCCCGAGGCCCAAGGGTCAATGGTCCGCGACAACCCGACGGTTTGCGCCAGTGCGCCAAGGTTGCGCGAGATCGAGCTAACCGCGCGAACCGCGCCCGCCGCTTGATTAAGTCCGCGTACGACGCCGCTCATACCGTTGACAGGTTTTGATGCTCGACCCGGGGAGGCTCGACGTTGACGGCGCCCGAGCCTTGCGCCGTTACCGCGGTATTAGGTGGCAGGTTCTTCCCCGTGATGGACACGTTGACGGCGCCACTAAGCGGCGGCGCGGTTTGCACGGCGGCGGTTCCGATCGGCGCGAAATGCGACGGCATCGCCTCGGCGAGTTGCATCGGCGCGGGCGCTGGCGCGGGAGGCGTCGGCGCTGGTCCCGCCTGTGCGACTTGGGTCGGCGTTGGCGTGGCGGCGATTTGTTCGGCGTATCGGGCGCGCGTTGCCGCGTTGCTAACCGCTGGTCGCTCGTACTCCGCCTCGGTAATCCGCGCCGCTTCGCCCGCCGTTTTGGCGCCGCGGATTTGCGCCAGCAATTTAGGGTCGTTCTTCATCTCTTGAACGAGAAAGCCGTAATTAGCCTCGTCGCTCTTGGGGTCGAGGTTGTGCTCTTTGGCGTAGGCCTCGAACTCCGTCCGCCGCGGGCCGGTCCATTGCGCCCAACCGAACCCGCCGCGCGATCCCGGGATAAGCGGGCGCTTTTCGTTGATTGCCTGCAATCCCGACTCCGCTTGCAGGTTCCCGACAACCCCCGCCGCTTGATCCTTCGATATGCCGAGGTCGGTTGCGAGCCGATCGCGGATACCCGCGCCGCGTTCGGTTTGCGCTTGCGGTAGGTTCATTTGCCCGGGAACGAACGACTCCTTTTGCACGCCTCCCGGCGGCGCCGCGGGCTTGCCCAATCCGAACGGGTGACCAAGCCAACCCCAGAATTGCTCCGAGCCTTGCTCTTGTAGCTTCTTACGTTCCTCAACCCGTTCCTTGCCGAATACTCCGGTCTCGACCGCCTCGCTTCCCGCTTCTAGTCCCTTCTTTGCCGCCACGCCCGCGCCGATCGCGCCCGCGATTGCCGCGACCGAACCAAGCGCGCCTAACAACCCGGTCCCACCCGCCGCGGCGGCGCCGCCGCCAGCCGCCCCTAGAACCTCGACAACCGCGCCGATCGCCTTAACGACATCAACGCCCCATTTGATGACGAATACCCCGGCAACGGCGCCAGCGACCTCTAAAATGGTGTTGAGATGGGTGATGATGAATTGCAGGGTATCGAGTACCGTTTGCGCGCCTTTCTCGACCTTGGGCCAGTCGATATTATCAATCCAATGCGCGAACTCTTTCGATAGGTTGTCCACCGCGGCGACAATCTGTGGAGAGTTGGTATTCACGAACTCGGCGAACTTATTCATTAGCGGCGTGAAGTTACTCGCCAAGACGACCGCGATTTGCTGCCCTAAATGCTCGAACGTAACCCCTAGTTTGCCTTGCGCCTCGCTAAACCGCTGAAATGCCGCTACCTGATCGTCGGTTAAATCCTTGTAGTTCTGCGCATCACGTAGCCAATCGCTAAACGAGCGATGTGATTGACGGAAGTCCTCAACCAGTTTTGCGTTAGCATCGCCCAAGAGCGCCGCCGAGGCCCGCGCCCGGTCGGCCGGGTCCTTCATCTCGGATATTTTCTGGATGACCTCGGGCAAGAGGTCGGCGGTATTGCGGAGATTGCCGTTAGCGTCTTTCCACGCAATGCCAAGCTTATTGAACCATTGGATAGCTTGGGTATCGGTGCCGATGAACGCATTAGCCGAGGCGGTATGTAACGACTTTAGCGCGTCCGTCATGTCGTTGGCGTTGCCGCCCGCTAGCTTGGTCGCGTCTTGGAATTGCTGTAACTGTTGCGTCGTTACCCCGATTTGGTCGGCATTCTGCACAAGCGTATGCGACCAATCGGCGAAGCTCCCGACGAGTTTATACATTCCCGCAATTGTCGCGGCGCTGGTAATCGCGCCAAGAACCGGGACCATTGCCGAGAGTGACCGCAACACGTTGCCCGCGGCGCGCGCTATCCAATTGAACCCGTCCGCGACCTTGCGTAAGCCCGACACGTCAACGAACCGCTGTATTGAGCGCGACATACGCTCCATTGGCGCGCGGGTTTGCGCTATGCGGCGGTTGATCGCGTCTATCTGGCGGGTCGCGTTATCAACGACGCTGAAAGTTACGCTGTACCCAGCGATTAGATTAACTCCCTTGCGCTTCCCGCTGTCGCGCGGCAATCCGTTGGGTTTGTTCGGCCCACCATATGAGCTCCGAACCCGTTAGGCTCATTGCGTCGTGGGGTCCCCAATGCCACCAGTATGTGAGGTCGGCGACTAACTCGCGCCAGTTCGCCGGGCGTCGAGTAATTCGGCTAAAAAATCGAACGCCTCCGTTAGCTGCGAATGACGGAGCTCGCCGACGACCTCGCGCGGAACTTGCGCGACCGCGGCAACGAGGGCGATCTGATAGCGGCGCATCGTGTAGGGCGTTTGGTTCGTCTGATTAAGTTCGAGCTCCGCTCGCTCGATCTGCTTAACCGTCGGTTCCTCAAGGTGCAGATTGGTAAACCGGCGCTTTTGAAAGGTAACGTCGATCTCGATATCCTTGACCCGCCCCGGATCGGTTGCCGGTTCCGCGGCGTCAAACTGGTCGGTTATCGCGTCCATCATGCCGCCAGAGTCTCCGAAACGTCGGTCCCGTCAAAGCGGACTTGAAAAGTCCCCTCGGCGGCGCGGACCTCAAGCGCGGAAACGCACCACATATTAGAACCGCCGACGATTTTACCGTTGGCAAGCAACACCTGTATTTCAACGCATCGCATCTCGTTGAAGCTGCCGACCGTCAAGTCCCCAGCATCGCGGAGCGTCGCCTCGATATAGCCTTGCAGCGGGACCTCGCTAAACCCGTGTATGCTGTCGAGGCCCGCCAGCGTCTCACGGCGCCATCTAACCGGGCTCCATGTCACGTCCGAGACAACCATCATCGGCGTCCCGTCTATGGTAAGCCCCGTGATCCCCGCCAGCCGTTCGCATTGTGGCATTGTCAGTTACTCCGCTTTGGGCGGGAAAGGTTGTCTGCCCGCCAGAGAGGACGAAGATTGGTATAGTGGAAACAAGCCGCTTGTTGCGCCGGGTCCGTCAAATCAAACGAAGCGCACGGGCGGATATGGTCAATTTCCCATCCCCCCCTCCCGTAGTTGGCCCAAGACATACCGGGTTGGAATTGCGCGGCGATATGGGCGATTAGAGCGGGCTTGCTACATGCGATTAGTTTGCCGATTTGTGCGTCCGCGCGCCAGTTACGACCACTAGCGCGGCGTGTCAGAGCGGTATGAACGCACGCGCGCAATAGCACCGTTAGCCGCCGGTTTTCGGTCGAATGGTAATATCGACCAGAGTAATCCCGGTTCTCGTCCTTCCATCGTTCCTGATTGGCGCGGTATCGCTCCGGGTTCTCTTGTTGCCAATGTTTTGCATTGGCGCGGTGATGTTCCTTGTTCGCCTCGCGCCATGCGGCATTGCGCGCTTTCGCTTCCTCGGGATGGCGCTCGCGCCATTTGCGATTGTCCTCTGCGCGTTGTTCTTTCGTGCGGTTGGCGTTTCGGATTGCTGCCTTGGCGCGCAATACCTCTTTGTGGGTTTCACGATACCGGCGTTGCGCTTCGTGCTGTGCGGGCGTAAGCATGTTACGCGACCAAATCAACTTTTCTTGAATTGCAGGAGAATTGCGATCTGTCGCAACTGATTGACCAAATCAACCGGCGCTAGGATTTTGACTAGGCCATTGCCCGCGTTCTCAACCACGACATTCTGGGCAAATATCGTCGAGTTCTGCACATACCCGCCTTGCTCAAGGACGCGATATTCCATGATTACGCTGGTTCTAATCATCGGCGCCGTTACCGTGTTTGAGCCATACATAACCGGCGTCGTGTCGCTTACCAGCTTTTTGCGGGCGTAGCGGGTTAGCAGATAGTCGGCGAGATCGCGCGCCACATACATGAGCCCATACATCGTCTCAACGTCGAGGTAACTGTTATCCGCCGCTCCCGCTGCGTTCTTTTGATAAGTTGTCGTCATCCGCTCGATAATGACGGTGCCATCCTGCCCGACGCGGGTTGTGCTCATGCCGTCATACAAAAGCGTATTGCGTTCGCCGAGGGTCCAGCGGGTTGCGATCGGCGGCGCTTTCAGCGTCGTATTGATATATTGCAACGGCAGTCCGGGATCGACCCTGAGCGACGAGGCCGCGGCGGCGGTTACCTCGGTCGCCCATATCCAAACCGGATCGGGCGAATCGTGAAACGCCATGATTGATACGTGCTGATCGTTCCGTGCCAACCCAAACGAAGTACACTGCCCAAGGGTCCCGCGGAATGCCGCGAACGCGCCGCCGTAAATCATTTGCTGCCACGACCAGCGCCCCACGTCGTCGGCAAAGAAGTTCTTGAGCGCGTCGAGGTTCGCCGTGTCGTTATAGGGGCAAGCAATGAAGTCCATTGGCTCACTCGACAAATTGGCGAGCGCGGTCGTAATGAGCGGGTTAGCCGTTCCTCCCGCCATTGCGCTAAACGTCAGC